TATCGCCAATGATGAGATGGAAGATTCTAATGCCCTTACAAGAGAAGCATTTGAGGCGTCTAAATCTTTCTCTTCACAGATGCAAATGACTTGGAACGCAGTGGATAAAGTGGCGGCTGAAGTCGGTAAGGCGTTAGCTCCGGCCATTGTAGACATGACTAACGATTTTAGAGACTGGGTAGATGAGAATGACAAATTTATCAAGCAGGATATACCAAATGAAATAGAAAATATGGCTGATCGGGTGTTAGACCTAAAAGATAGCATGTCCGATTTAGTAAATTCCAGCGAATTTCAAACCTTCATGGACAACTGGGAAATGATTGCCGGTGCTGCGATCGGCTACCGGCTAGGAGGCTGGAAAGGCGCCATCACAATGGCCGCTGGTGCAGATATATTTTCCCGTGCTAAAGATATTGCCAGTGAAACCGGGCAAGATGCAACAGATCCTAAGGTATTGGCTCAAGTTCTTGGATTTACAGATTCTGCGGCTTCGCCTTCAGGACGTTGGCAAATTGATCCTCGTGCAGAACATCCGGATGCCGACAGGCTTCGCCGTTTCCGGAGGGAACAAGAAAAAAATCAAAAATTATTAGATTTGTACCGTAATCCTGATTATGGGCTTGACGATTTAAACCCCGATAAAAACGGTAATAGCGGTAACAGCGGCAACGGAGGCAATGGCGGTGGTGGGGGTGAATCCGAAAAAGAGCGTCTTGCCCGTATTAATGCCGAGCATGAAGAGAACCTGCGGCTGCTCGATGCAATCAGCTATAAAACTGCATTAGCTAATCAACAAGAGACAGAGAAGCAAAAACGCCTGGAAGAGTTCGAGAAAAAATATTCCAATGCTTACCAGAACATGATTGAAAAGCACGATACCTGGGTTGATGGTGCAAAGGCTGGTTTCGATGAATACGCTAACAGCGCCATGAATACTATGCAGCAAGTGAACAACATCGTTTACAGCTCATTTCGCAGCATGGAAGATAGCCTCGTGGACTTTGTAATGACGGGTAAATTTGAGTGGCGCGATATGGTCAATTCCATGCTTGAAGATTGGACGCGGTTGATGGTCCGGCAGTCGGTTACCGGGCCGTTGGCGAAGGCTGGCAGTAGTATGTTGTCAAGCCTGTTTAGCAGTTATATGGGCGGCGGCACTACATCAGGCGGGCTTTCAACATCAAGCAATTTTATCAGTAGTAGCGGTGGACATTTAAACGCTTATGCAAGCGGTGGACTAATTAATGAGCCGGTATTCGGCATGGGCCAAAAAACGGGCGAGAACTACTTAATTGGCGAATCCGGTCCGGAATATGTGACACCGGCAAATAAAAAAACAAACGCGCCGGAAAAAGTACGTGTTGAAATTTATAACGAATCTGGACAGGAAATGCAGGTCACGGAAAGCAAAGCGCAGTTTGACGCTCAAGGAACAATCGTAAAACTTTGGTTAGACGCGTACAAACGTAATAAAGGTGGGCTTAGAAATGCCCTCACGGGATAAATATGGCAACATTTCCATCTACACTACCTAATCCAAGTGTACAGTCTAGTGGAGAGATAAAACTTGCACAAGTCCGCACACCAATGGAAGCAGGCTACGTTCAAACGCGCAAAAAATATACTCGTAGCCGAGAAAAATACAGTCTGAGTTGGTCTGCTTTAAACAATACGGAGTTTGAAACTTTGCGAGATTTTTTTATCAACAACCAAGGTGGTAACTGGGATTTTCCATTTTTATCCAGCACTAAGCAATATCGTTTTTCAAGTGACTCTATCAGTTTTAATTGGACATCCCCGTTATACCGCAAAGTACAAATTGAGATTGAGGAAGTATAATGCCTGCGCCACTTAGCACTATTGCAATTACAGAAAAAAACAAATTGGCAAATGCTGATAGTGTTTTCTTGATCGCGCTAAAAATCGAAATTCCAGGCATGGAAGAAGATATACGAGTAGTCGCAAATACCGAAAATATTGCATGGCGAGGATATGACTGGATTGCTTTTCCTTTTGACCTGGACGAAGTGACAGAAACAGATTCCGGAGAAGTTCCGCAAGTGGATGTTAAAGTCAGCAATGTTTCCCGAGAGATGGAATACTATGTCCATGAATATGATTCATATTGTAAGCAAAACGGTTTCGAGCCTATTATTTGCAAAATCTATGTGATAAACACATTAAATTTAGATAGCAGTGAGCCGGAACGAGAATTAACATTTGAGCTTGTTCAGCCCAAAACAGACACACAATGGGTCACATTTACTTTGGGGGCGTCTAATCCATTTCAAAAACGATTTCCTCGTAGACGAATGTTGCCGAGTTGTCCCTGGGAATTTGAAGGACCGCGTTGTGGATTTGATTCCCGTACAGTATCTAGCGCAAAAGGGCCACTTCGGTGCAATAAAACATTCCAACGGTGCAAAGAACTAGGCAATGCTGCTCGGTTCGGAGGATTCTATGCGACAGGCCGCTCCGGAATTTGATGATCTGCTAGGCATCCCATTTGTTGATGGAGGGAGAAACCCGGAGACTGGTTTGGATTGTTGGGGATTATTCATGTTGGTTATGGAAAGATTTGACATTCAAGTGCCTGATTACAAACTTTCCTGCTTTGCCAGTCAAGATATACATTATGCTGCTCAAGATGCTTTAATGGATCAGTGGGAAAAAATAGATGGTCCTGGACCTGGGATCGGGGTGGTTTTGGAAATAAATCCACGCATGCCGGGAATAATCCAGCATTTTGGCGTGTGCATAAATAAATATAAGTTCATCCATACTCTTAAAAAGACTAACTCAATTATGTCTGATATTTACAACGGAATGTGGTCTAATAAAATAAAAGGCTTTTACAGATGGCAAGACCAGTAACAGTTTCATATATAAACAACATATTTGACCCTCATCGCAGTCGAGAGACACATGAGCTTGAACCGGGCAAATATGTGTCTGCTTATATTCAGGAACTCCATCCTCTGCCCACCGTAGTGGGAGATTGGACAGTAGCAGTAAATGGTCAACTTTATGACGATTACACCAATATTGTTTTGGCTCCAGATGATTCCCTGGTATTTTGCGCTACTCCTAAAGGCGGGGGTGGTGGAGGTGGAGATAAAAACCCGTTAGAAATTGTGGCACGAGTAGCGGTTATGGTTGTTGCTGCTGTTGCTACTGCTTATATGCCTCAGACTGCTCCGATATGGGCTAAGATGCTTGTAGCAACCGCAATTACAACCGCAGGTGGACTATTAATAAACTCTATTTTCCCAGTACAATCTCCTGGTTTAAGTGGCTTAAACAGTCCCCGTGATTCTATTGAAAACTCTCCAACTTATGGCTGGCAAATAACAGAAAATCCTAAACGGGTAGGCCAGACTCTCCCTGTGCTTTACGGCAAGCACAAAGTCATTCCACCGCTTTGCTCCCATTATGTAGAAACAAGGGGCAATAAACAATATTTTAACGGCCTATATGCTATTGCCGGGCATTATTTAAACGATATTACCGATATAAAGATAAACGATCAGCCCATTGACAACTACGATGAAGTCTGGATTGAACGCCGTTTTGGATATAACGAGCAAGAACCAATAAGCAATTTTGACTCGTTGCGAACAGATGTAGGTATCCAGACAAAATTTTCAACTGATTGGGTTGTTCGGCAAACTGGAGATTGTGATAGATGGGGCATAGGACTAGTTGCTCCCAGGGGAATTTATTATGCAAACAATAAAGGCGGATTAAATACACTAACTATACCAATCTATACACAGTATAGAAAGGTAGGAGATGCTACTTGGCGCGATTGGCTCGGGCACACATCATTTATCCAGTCCGGAGCATTTTTCCAAAAAGAAGGCACTTATGTTTTTTCTGTAAGAGGAACAAACCTAGCACACAAGATATTTAAAGGGGCCACAATACGCTCTTATAAAAACGGAGAAGTATATTCTGAACATAAAGTAAGAAAAACCAAAATAGATGAGCGGGTGGTTGGAACATATAGAAATTTTCACATAATTAGTAGAGAGGTGGTATACTACACCACAGAAAACATATATGAAAACTGCTCTATTGTTTATGTAACAGGCGACCCTTTACCTTCTGGGATGGACAATTATCAGTATGCTAACCCTACAACTATATCTGGTAAGCAATCATCCCCTAAGCGGTGGTTTTTCGAAATTCCCGAACCGGAAGAAGGATATGGTGCTTATGAATATCGTTTCAAATTTACAGAAGCGCCTCCTTCTAGTTCACGATACGGCTCAGAAATTTTCCTAGAATATCATCAAGAAGTTGTTGACGAGGAATTAACTTACCCCAATACAGCACTTTTGTCTGTGCGCGCATTAGCCACAGATCAACTTTCTGGGGCACAGCCCAAGATTACTTGTGTTGGCGAGCGACACACTATTTTTGAAGATAAAGCAGCAACCAATCCTGCTTGGGCTTCTATGCACATGCTTCAAGATAGCGTGAATGGCGGTGGTGTACCTATAAACAGGATAGTTGAATCAAAGTTTGAAGAATGGGCAGAGCAATGCAATAACAATAATCTTACTTGTAATATAAATTTTGATACTCCCAGAAACTTCAAAAACGCCCTGGATACCATTGGAACACTAGGTCGCGGCCAAGTAATCCAGATGGGATCTGATTTTACTTGCATAACGGATTTTCCAGATACGGCAGTACAACATTTTATATTCGGCATGGGAAATATCGAAGAAGATTCGTTCTCTGAACAATGGTTACCCATGCAAGATAGAGCTGACGAAATTGAAATCACTTATTGGGATGCTGAAGATGACTGGGAGAGAAAAACACTTACTATACAACAAGAAGATTACGATACTGCTGAGCGGGAAATAAATAGCCAGTCCATCCAGCTTGTCGGCTGTACTGATCGTAGCATGGCTGCAAGACATGCTAAAATGGCCCTAAATAAAAATAGATGGTTGACTTTAACAGCTAGTTGGACTGCGGACGTTGATGCTCTTGCTTGTACAATAGGTGATGTTGTTAAGGTCAGCCATGATCTTCCACAGTGGGGATATTCTGGACGTATTATTGAGGCCGGGGTTGATTATGTTAAACTAGATAGAGAAGTCGATATTTCTGCAAGAACAGATTA